ACTCTGACATCTAAACTAGAAGCAGTAAATTCGATGCTAGGACACATTGGTGAAACACCAATCAATAGTATCAGTAACACCAACGCACTCCCTGTTTCCGCTGCTACAGCTATCTCTGCTCTTGATGAGATTAGCCGTGCTGTTCAGTCAGAGGGTTGGCAATTCAACACAGAAGTAAACGTATCCCTGAGCCCTGCTGGGGATGGCACTATAACTCTCTCAGAGGACATCCTTGAGCTAGACCCTATCGACACTTCAATAGATGTCGTACAGCGTGGTTTAAGTCTCTTTGATCGTTCTAATAACACCACAGTGTTCACCAAGGATCTCAAAGTGAACCAAACACGGCTCCTAGATTGGGACTCTCTACCAGAACCAGCTCGCCGCTATATCACCTTGCGTGCCTCTCGTGTGTTCCAAGGTCGCATCATCGGTTCTCGTGAGCTAGAAGCACTTATCGCTCGTGATGAATACAAAGCTTATGCAGCCCTCATGGACTTCGATAGTGGCAGCTCTGATCGGACTATATTTGACAACTACGACGTAGCAACCAGAATTGGTATTAACCGTAACTACGACCTTACATAATGGCTTTAATTAACACTAGTGTTCCTAACCTTATCCAAGGTGTCTCTCAGCAACCTGATGCCACTCGTTTTGATGGTCAATGCGAGGAGCAGGAAAACGCTCTAAGCTCTGTTGCAGAGGGACTGAAGAAACGTCCTAACACTCGGCACGTTGCTAGGTTGTTGCAGACAGCTATTGATGCTGATAGCTTTGTTCACTTTATCAATCGAGATGATAACGAGAAGTATGTAGTTATCCACACTGGTTCGGGGATGGAAGCTTGGAACATTGTGACTGGTGTTAAGTGCTCAATGAATGGAAGCACATCCGCTCTTACTCCTCCAACTTATCTTCAAACAAGCACACCCAGAGAGAGTCTAAAGGCCCTTACGGTGGCTGATAATACATTCATAGTAAATAAAGAAGTCAGCGTCTCTCTATCACAAACTAAGACACCAGCACTCGAAAAGAAGGGCTTTGTTTATATTGCTCAAGGAGACTATGAGAAGAAATACGAAGTTACTATTGGAGGCAACATAAGCGGAGCCGTTGCTTCTACCGTGGCTACATTCGATGTAACCGTATCAGATAAATACTATGGTAGTGGGTGGGAAATGTTCTACATTGACGCTATATCCATAACAAATGCTGGGGAAGGATACCCCGCTGGGACTCCCACCGAACTTACCGTAAACATTGATTTCGGAGACCTTGGCAGCTACATTAACGGGCAATGGACTTACGCTAACACAGTGGTTCAACCTGTTGTTGAAATAACATTAGTGGATGATGGCACGGGAAACGGCACTAAGAAAGTTGGAAGCGTAAGCATTACCGAGCAAGGGACTTTTGGACAACACGACACGCAAGTATCTGGAGGTGATTTCGCATTCGACTACAATGCAAGCGTGTCTTTAACAGTGCAAGGGGACATAGCGACAGGGGCTACCCATGTATTTTCAACAATCGGCACACGGAACTCTGTCTCAGCAGATGCCTCTACAGACAACATTGCCAAGTCGTTATTAAATGACAGCTATGAGGGTTACCATTTTCATACAGTAGCTTTTAATAGTGATACGATATTTGACCCCGCTGGTGCTAATCACTTAACAGCAACCAGAGAAGGATATACAATAATCATCGAGCATAATGAGGTTGAGGGTGATTTTTCCTTAACTACCGATGATGGGTTAGGCGGAAGCGGTATCAAAGGTATTTACAAACGCACCGACTCACTAGCGGATTTACCTACAAAAGCTCCTAATAACTTTGTAGTAGAAGTCGTAGGAGATGCGGACCTAGACCAAGATAATTATTGGGTGAAGTTTACCACACACAGTGGGCTAGACTACGGGGACGGAGCTTGGGAAGAAACCGTAGCTCCTAATATATCCGAAGGCTTTGACGTAAACTCTATGCCGATGACTATCCGAAGCACTAACCTTAATACACTTGAGGTTGTTGCATTAGATTACGCCAAGCGAGCAGCAGGGGACGAGGAGACAAATCCAAATCCATCATTTGTTGGTAAATCTATCAATGACATTGTATTCTTTAAAAATCGCTTAGGATTTATTACCGATGACAGTGTGGTGTTCTCCGAAGCTGGGGAGTTCTTTAACTTCTACAGGACGACAGTATCCTCACTGCTCGACTCAGGGCCTATCGACGTCACCGTAAGTAGCACCAAGGTCACTAACCTTAAATCTGCCACTATCTTCCAAGAGAACTTGATGTTGTTTGCGGACAACGTTCAGTTCGTGATGAAAGGTGGTGACTTATTCACACCTAAGACTGTCTCGGTGTCTCCTACAACTAACTTCAGTCTAGATGACTCTGTTTCTCCTACTCCACTAGGTTCCTACGTCTACTTCCCGTTCACTCGTGGCTCCTACACAGGACTCCGTGAGTTAGCTCTAAGTGCGAATACAGAGACCTACGACGCTGTAGAAGTGACCGAGCATGTTCCCGCTTACATTCCTAGTAACATCATCGCAATGGCTGGAACTACATCAGAGGACGTTATAGCTCTCCTCAGTGCTAACGAAAAGGGCTCCCTATACATCTACAATTACTTCTGGAACAACAATCAGAAAGTCCTGAGCGCTTGGTCTAAGTTTACCTTCACAGGTGAGATACGAGGTATTGAGTTCATTGACTCATCTCTATTCTTACTCATTACCAACAACGGAGAAACTAACCTCGTAGAGATGCCTCTGGAGTCTGGTCTATCGGACGATGCTGGCTATGTTACTCACCTAGACAACCGAGTAGCAGTCACAGTCACCAATGGCTCTGATACAATCACCCTTCCGTACACCCCAGAGGACAACTCAGTAGAAGTCTACACGACTGATGGGTTAGCCCTTAACTGCACCAATAGCGGTTCTACAGTCACCCTTAGCAGCCCTGTGTCAGCCGATACAGATGTCTGGGTAGGTATCCCTTACACAATGAAGTACACGTTCTCTGAGCAGCTCTTCAAAGCTAAAGCAGGGAACGGTAAGAGTCCCTCCAACGCAGCCAAGATGATGATCCGTAATGGCTCGCTGTACTACGACAAATCAGCTTACTTCAAAGTTAAGGTGACCCCTAAGTTCCGTGATACCTATGAGAACATCTTTACTCCTGATGTTGTAGGTTCATCTGTACTTGGTTCCCTAAGCCTCGACAGTGGCTTCTATCGCTTCCCTGTGTTCACCAAACCACAGGACACGACTATCACCATCGAAAACGAGAGTGCTCTTCCGAGTACATTCCAGAGTGCCGAGTTTGAATCCTTTGTTCACTCCCGCTCTAACCGATATGGATAAAGTCCTAAGTACCCACGGGGATTGTAAGGTAGTTGTTGCTACCTATAACCACGTAGAGCGTATCTATCCGTATATGCGTAAAGCAGACAAGATAGAGATAGCCTGTATGGGTCACGATCCCCGTCAGGCTCTCTTGAGTGGCTTAGAGAGTGATGACGTTACCTTGACAGCCCTAGATGCTGAAGGGGTTCCCTTTGCAATGTTTGGTGTTGGACAGATAGAGAACCAAGCGTACATCTGGTGTCTAGGCACGGAGAGTGTTTCTGACAACGCCTATGACTTCCTTAAAGCGTCCCGTGAGTGGACTCAACGATTAACCAAGCCTTATGGCGCAACCTTTAACTTTGTCCATGAGGATAACCACGTAGCCCTTAAGTGGCTCAAATTCTGTGGAGCAATCTTCATTCGTAAACTTACCTTTAGCAATCAACCCTTCTTTGAATTTATAATACCCTCTAAATAATATGTGTGAAATAGTAACATCTATTGGCCTAGCTTTAGGCGCTTCTCAAGCTACAGCGGCGTCTGTAGGCGCAGCAGCCATCTCAACTACTATGGGCGTAGCCTCAGCGGGAGCTCAAATGTATGGTCAACGCCAACAAGCAAAGACCCAAGCGAAAGTCCAAAAGAACGCTTCGGCAGCAGAACGCGAACGCTATCTCCGAGAAGTGTCATCAATGCGTGTCCAGCAAGGACAAGAGGAAGTTGCGGCAGCACAGCGTGTTAACGAATCCGCTAGGAAAGCCCGTGAGGCACGAGCAACGGCACGAGTAAGTGCTGGTGAGGCAGGAGTAGCAGGACTTAGTGTTGATGCTCTTATCAACGATCTGACACGAGAAGAGGCTAACTACAACTTTGCTACACAGCAACAACTCCAAATGAACGATGTAGGGCGTAGCATGCAGCTTGATAATGCTGGGCTCAGTTTCACTAACAACATGCTTCGTATTAACAGACCTATCGAAAAGCCTGATTACCTTGGGGCTGCTATTAGCGGTGCTCAAACAGGACTGTCCACTTATTCCGTAACCAAAGACTTTTAATCATAATGCGTAAACAAGTACAACTAGACCTAGGAACACCAGCACTACGCCCAACAGCAGCACGTGGAGGACAATATAATGTGGCTGTTGCGCCTACGCCAAAGACCAACTCGGCACTACAACTAGCGCAAGCGTTACGACGCACTCCACAAGTCTTGGGGCAAGCATCTAACATCGCCAAAGAGATGGGAGCTCAGGCTGCATCTACTACTATGGACGTAGAGGGCGCTCTTAATGACAAAGAGACTAAAGGCATCCTAGGCTACGACAAAGCGTACCAACAAGGTCTCGTTAAGCGTCACTTCGTAATGAACGAAGAGGCAATCAAAGAACGCTTCATGGGTCTTGCTCGTACTGATGCATCTCTTAAACAAAAACCAAAAGAGTTCATAGCAACAATGGAAGGTGAACGCCAAGCGTTTGCTGATGAGTTGTTAGACCAGTTTGGTGGAAACGAAAACCGTGAGCAAGCAATAGCAGCACTCACAGGTTCCTTTGTAGATAACCTACGGGACGAAGCTACAGCCGCTTGGGTAGACAACAAGAAAGACCAAGCCTTTATGCAGCTCTCTGCCGACACCTCTGACATCATTAAGAAACAAGGTATCACTGCTGGGCTTAAACATGCTCGTGCTGAGATGAACGCTTGGGCTCTTGACCTGAAGCCCTCTGAGAAAGCCGCTAAGCTCCGTGGTATTGTTACTGCTTACGCTGCTGTATTAATGGAGCAAGGTAAAATTTCCCAAGCTGAAGCTTTGTTAAATGAAGCTGCAACTTACAATTTACATGGTAACGCCAAGCTATTTGGTTCCTCTGAAGGTAAGAAAGAGATTTCAAGGATACGGAGTTCTATCAAGAGTGCTCGTAACAACGTAGAGGACAACTTAAAGCCACTCAAAGCCAACGTAGAGATTCATAATGACACCGTGATGAGCTTGTTCTTATCTAGTGCATCCTTTGAGACTAAACAGAAAGGCATGATGAACGCGCTTCTTGCTGGTAAAGTCTCAGAGGCAGATGCTAAGGAAAAACTAGATACTCTTTTTACAGAAGGCATGTCTCCCAACGATATGTTTCAAGCATGGAATACTCTTACTTCTGAGTTAGCTGTTAATGGAAGCGACATAAGCCAAACGCTCTTAGGATCCATTCAGGATGACAACCTTCGTATCACAAAGGAAGGCCTATTTGCTAAACCAATTTTAGGTATAACCACGGAAGAGCAGTATGCGGAAGCGTCTACAAAGATTAAAGAATACCTGCTAGCTAATCCTACAGCGACTCTTCGGGACATCCCACTAGGCGCTAATGTTCCTAAGTCAGATACCAAAGTCATTGAGATGTTTGATACACACAGCGCTGCTGTTAAGTGGCGTAATGATGAATCATCTCAATACAAATTCTATTCAGACAAATACACGTCAGACATCACTAGTGAAAGAGATCTAGGTATTGAATTTGCTGGTGAGTTTAAATCTATCCTACGTCAAGAAGCTCAAGGAGTCTGGGATGCCTCTGGTCGTGATATGAATGAATTTAACACTAACATTCAAGTTAAGGCTAAAGAGATACTAGCCGATGTTCGCAAGGAAGCAGGCATTCAAAAAGCACTTAATGCTCGCGTAAGGGATTACATTAAATCACCTGAAGTTGCTGCTGATGCTGTTGGAGAGGCTCGCGAGATTAATGAAGAGGGTTGGGGCGATGTTCCTTATCCTATCCTTCAATCTGGTAAAAAACTAGAAGACGTAAAGACATCAGATCTCGTGAATGAGCGTAAACGTATGCTTGACGATAGTGACGCTTCAGCTTTAACTAAAGGAAGCTTATTAATCTATGGCTTCCCTACCCTCGACAGCTATGACGAAAAGGTACGCGCAAGAGCTCGTATTGGTTTCCAAGACTTCCCACTTGGAGGTGAAGTGTTCCAAGCGCTCCGTGATGCTGCTGATGGATGGGACATAGATAATCCCTCAGAAGAACAACAAAAAGCTATCCAATTCTGGCGTGGTCAAGGCTACCGTTCTTCGGTGGAAATTAATGACATCCTAGACGCTCAAATCTCTTACTACTCCCTCGGCTACTAATGAATTCTACTGAAGACCGTAACGCTGCGCTAGACGCAATCTCGTTTAAACTTGAATCTCCTGAACCACAACAGGAAGAGGTAGAGACACCTATAGACCCTGAAGTACAAGCTGAGGCTGACGTGAGGCTGGCAGAAGGTGGGCCTTCAATGTTTCAACAAGTACAAGGATTAGCTATTGAGGGCGGAGGAAATATAGGTGGGATGTATCTCGCAAATAAGTATAGAGCGCCCGCTAAAATAGCTAAGGGACTTACTTTTCTTAATAAAATACGAACCGTTGGACGAGGAGCTGCTTTAGCGGGAACAGCGGGGCCACAAGCTTTTGAACCTGTTTCCACAATAGGTGGAGTAGCAGCCTTTGCGGCAACGGAAGCGGCGGTAGGTATATTTAGTAATGTAGTAAAGCAAGAGTATTTCAAAGCCCTTGGAGTACAAGAGGAGACGTCAGGTGGTGAGATATTAGCATCTGGACTGCTTATTAGTCAGGTTATCAAACAGGGAAACAAGCTTCCTATATTGGGACAAGCTTTTGACACAGCTATGCTTAAATCCCGAAAATGGAAAGTAGGGGCTCACATGGTGCAAGGGGCTGTTGTAGGCTCTGTTGAGAGTTCTATCAGGCAAACCTTCGATCTTATGATGAATGAAGATGCTAGTATTTCGGATTTCAGCATGAAAGACCTTATGACAGGCGTTGCGGCAGGTGCTACAATGGGAGGTACTTTATCGCTAGGTAGTGACGGAATAAAGCTCATAAAGACCTACAGGGCTGTTGTAGCTCGCAGTAAGGTAGAGATGAGGGGTTCCCTAGTAGAGAAGCTCGCAAAGCTCGACGCTTCCATCACAAAGATGCAGAAGATGAAACAAGGCGGTCGCCGTAAGGTGGTCACTGAGATGCGCTACGCTGAGACTAAGAAGAAACTAGATGAACTAGATGCTGTTCACGATTCCATTGATGAAAAGTTAGCTGAAACTGAAGCGGCTCTTGAATCTGTAAATACACCCAAGGAAACCCCAGAAGCCCCAGAAGCGTCAGCGACTACTGCGACACCTAAAGACACCCCAGAGGCTACCCCCGCCCCTAAGACACCCGAAGTTGCACCCGAAGCGGCTCCTAAGACACCCTTCCAAGCCCTCATGGATGACTATGACGCTGCTATTGCAGAACAAAGTCAAGGACGTGGAGCTGACCAGATTGTAACACTCAATAAACACTTCAACGCTATCTCTGATGACTTTGCTAAGAAAGCTGATGCTCTCATAGCTAACCCAGACGCTAAGAGTGTTGATGATTTGTTATCAATGCTGGATGAATACACAGCTTTCGATGCTAAAGATGCAGAGCTAAAACAAAAGACAGGACAAGGATCACGAGCTCAAGGACGAGACGCTGGGGATGCTGACTTTGAAAGGGAGAAAATGTCTCCTGAACGTCAAATCCGTAACGATGCACTCAAGGAAGTTCGTGAGAAGCTCCAAGCAATGAAAGATGACGTTGATGGAGCTGAGATGCAAAAGCTCGTAGATGACATCTTCACCTACCCAGAACCAGTCAAAGGTAAGAGCACTAGAACTCCGAGCCCTGATGAATCTTTCATGCCTCCACCAAAAGATGGTGAAGCACCTGTAGAGACACCTAAAGGCGAAACTAAAGCACCAAAGAAGAGCTCACGGGAACGTTCTATAGATCGCCTACAGAAGAAACTAGATGAGCTCCGTGCTATCCGTAGCGGTGAAAAGGATCCTAAAAACCCTAAGCCTAAGAAAGCTAAGAGCGCCGAAGAGAAAGACCTAGAGGAGCGCATTAAGTTCTATCAAGGCGAGTCCAAGGAAGTAGCTGACATAGCTTCTACCCAAGAACGTATCCAAGTGCTTAGCGGCCTTATCCAAGGTAACAGTCAGTCTCAGATACGTCAGCAAATAGGACTACCTCCTAAGCTCCTTCCAGCTCACGCTAAGCCCAAGAAGATTGAGACAACACTTACCAAGCTAAAGGCTCAAGAAGCAAAGCTGATGAAGATACTTCGGCGCAAGCAAACAGATGCAATCCTTAGTGATATGAGGAACGTATTTGACCCGTCTCACGAGTCTAGGAGCATCGTTGATAAGGCTCTTAATGGCTACCTGATGGCGCGTACAGATGCCCTTCTGAATCAACCTTCAACGGCTACTACGGGTCTTCCTTCTGGTATTATCCAGACGATCTGGAGGCCACTTATCAATACAGGTAAAAATACCGTACAAGCCCTTAACCCTGCTGATAGAGCACTCAAAGGTGTTCCTATGACGCAGCGGATGAAATATGCGGCGGCTGATATGTTGGCAACGGCTGATCAGTTAATAACCTTTGCTCAGAGTCCCATCGTTACATCAAAACAAGCACTACGTAACACTGTTGATACTTTTAAACAGGGAGGATCAAGTGGTTACTTCTATAAGGATGCTAACAAGATTGATGTAAGAGATGATGCTGTAAATGCAGGTAACTCTTCTATCCGAAATACTCGTAACGTTATACAGGCAGACATCAGAGCTAAAGCAAACGAGCAGAAAAACGTGATTGTTAAGCAAGCTATGAAGCTTATGGGGTCTGACCCAGCAACAGCTATGATGGCACTTTCTAAAGCCATCTGGAGCTTTGGACGAAGTGGTGTAGGTGCTCTTGATGAGCCCTTTAACTTAATCCTACAAGGGCGCGGTATTCGCGCAGAGGCTATCAAAGAAGCTATTAAGCAAAAGGTAAAGCCCGATGAGGTAGCTGGGTTTATTGATGACTACATTACTAAGTCTAGCACCGTGGATGCCCAAGGAGTTAAACGCTTCAACTACTTGGATGATAAGTATGGTAACACAGCTAATCAAACACGTAGAGGTCTGTTCCGTGGGGCTGAACTAGAGGCTAAAGATCCTCGTATTCTCATGGAAGAGCACTTGGTTAATTCTATTCGGTCTTGGACGGGAGGAGATTTAACAGCAGCTAAGTTCCTGTTTCGATTCCTACAACCTATTATTACGACCCCTACAATCGCCTTGGCTCAACAAGGACGTACGGTAGCACGAGCTACGGGTATTCCTGCTGCTGTTGATGTAGGACAAAGAATGTATGCTGGAGCCGCTAAGCGAGTAGGTAGTGATGGTAAGATCAGTAACGTAATGTCGGGAGGGATTAATAAACAAATTAATGACCTAGAGATGACGGTAGAAGACCTACGAGCTAAGACTAAAGAAAAAGGATTAGACCCAGAAGAACAAACAAAGCGCGATGAAAACTTAGCAGCTAACAAAGAAAAACTAAAGAGCCTCCGCGACTACAGAGACGAGCAGACATACGAGAAGATTGCTATGACAGCTCTAGGAATGGGATTATTCTACACCTTCTTTGAGCTTGGTAAGAATGGATTAGCCACAGGTGCGGGAGCTTTCCTCACAAGAGATCAACGTAACCAAGGGGAGTTCCAGAAGTATCGTTTGTTGGCTGATGAGGATTCCGAAGGTGCTAATTATCTACTAGCTGAGCCTATACGTTTCCTAGCGGCTATTGCTGCTGACTTAGGGGCTTGGTCTGCTCTTGAGGGTTCTACAACCGAAAAGCAAACAATGGGTAACTTCATCACAAGTACCCTTGAAGCCTACGCAACTGACTCAGTGTTCACTACCAGCTTACGCCACATGAAAGACTTAGCCTTTGGTAAAGAGAAGTCTCGTACAGGTGCTGTCATTGATATTGCTGCTGGTGCTCTTCCTATTCCCTCTGGAGTACGCTCCGCTCGCGTCTTAGACGATGAAAGATCATCTGTTTACGATGAAGGCGCTAAGTTTTCTGACATCGGCTCAAGGGCATTCGATAAGGCCGTAGGAACAGAAGCAGAGAATTTCCGAGTAGATAAACTAGGAAGACCCCTATTACGCCCCGAACGAGGAGCTTTGAACTACGTCTTTAGATACGCTCCAGAAGAACGAGCCTATCGAACAACCGCAGAAGAAGAAGTACGTCAAGTTCTCCGTAACGATGGTCTTAGCTACAATCTAATTCCAAAGCTGACCGAGTTTAAAACCATCAACGGTACACAAGTAAATCTCAAAGAGTTCACTCGTAAAGACCGCTCGTTGTTCAATCTGTTTGCAGAGGTGGTCAACGATGGTGACGAGATGCTCCACGAGTTACACGACCTAGTAATGGATGAGGACTGGCAACTAGATTACGATAATTATACCGTAGAGCCTAACCCAGATAACCAAGACGAGCTTTACAACAAAGGCATAGAGCGCTTCAAGGAAGTTCGTCAGAAGCACATTGACCGTGCTGTTGACTACATATCAGACGAAGCTAACATTAATCTATATCGCAATAAAGACGGGCAGACGGTTCACGAGTACATTGAAAGTCTCGAAGACCGTCCTGCACGCTCTGGAAATGTTCTCGAAAAACTTAACCAATTCTAACCCCCACTAATTATGCCTAACAGCTACATTGAATATACCTCAGGACTCACAGAAACTACCTACAGCGTTCCCTTTAACGTTCTGTCTATTACGGACGTCAACGTGAAGGGCTACAACGGATCAACTTGGAATGACCTTACAGTTGCTTCCCGTGACGCTGTAGCAAAGACTATCACCCTCAGCGGAGCACCCAGTGCCTACCAAAAGATACGTGTATGGCGTAACACTGGAACCACACAGCTAGTGGACTTCCAGAACGGCTCACGGTTGTCTGAGAGTGACCTCGACACAGCTTACCAACAAGGCCTGTTTGTGGCTCAAGAGGTTTCTGAGAACGCATCTACGAACATCGAAGGTATTGGCCCACAAGGCCCTCAAGGTATCCAAGGTATCCAAGGGGTTGCTGGTAATGATGGAGCTGATGCTTCTGCCCCAATTCCAGCCGCTGGCGCTATCGGAGCTTACAGTTGGGGTAGACCTTTAACTAACACTGCTATCGCAATCGGAGCTACATCTAACTCGTTTTACTCTTTTCAACAAGAACACCATTCGACCATTGCGTACGTCGACGGTTCATCCGTTATCCAATCAGGTAGTGGCACTCTTGAGTCAGGCACTTGGAGGTGCATGTCTGGATGTGGTACTGATGGCTTCGGTGGTTTCGCTGGCTTGTGGCTCAGAATCTCATAATCTAATTAACCCTCTCAATACCTTAACCAATAACCCAAAATGTTACCTGAAAACCCGTATACAACTCCCTTTCTCGCCGCAAGTGGCATCGTGGGAACCTTAACATTAGATAGCATAAATACCGTCGTAGCAATCTGCGTAGGTGTCCTGACAATGTGCTATTTAGGAATTAAAATTTACAAGGAATTTACTAAATAATGAGTGATAGCAGTGAAAAACTATATGGTCTCCAAGACCTACTGATTGATGAGTTCATTAATCGCATCCAGAGTGGCGAGGCGTCTCCAAGTGACCTCAATGCCGCCCGACAGCTCCTTAAAGACAACCAAATTAGCGCAACAGTAACCAACGATAACCCAATGGCTAACCTTGTCAGTATGCTTCCGTTTGATGACGAAGGTGTTGACAGAGTGGCATCGAAATAACAAAATTATATAGATAAAATGAGCTTTTCTTATACGCATTTAGACAACCCCTCTGGTACGGGTCCATTTACCTTTGTTCCTACATATAGTGATACCAAAGAGATTGCTGTTATGGGTTATAATGGTAAGTATTGGTCATCTCTAAAGGTAGCATCCGTAAGCGGTCAAACAGTGACCCTTACCTCGGATACTAGTGGACTAAATGCTATAAGAATTTCTAACAACAGCTCAAAAGTAAAAGCAGCAGTCACCAATGGTAGCGATGATAACATCCTTAGAGCTGATAGTGCGTTTCATGACGATCTTGTAGTACCCGTAGAAGACGTCACAGACCCCACAGGAAACTCTCCACTGACTCCTGAGAGTGTAACCATAGGTGGCATCAAGAAACACGTAGGATTGGACGCTAAGGGCGGCTATGAGTTCACTGGTGGGTTCTCTGATAGACTCAGTGGACAATCAGGAGCAAATGACCTTGGGGAATACGTGCAATACACCCAAGCGATGTCCGATGCAGGTCAATGGATGCGCTTTGGTTTCTCTAGTGCATCTCAGACAGCTAATGACTCTCCTTATTGGACAGAACCAGCTCCTGCGAGTGCTTCGGGGGTAGGACTATTTGGTGGCTCTTACATGCCAGCAGGTGTCTCTAAGATGTTCGATTATAGTTTTGACGCGTCCTCCTACAGTGATGCTGTGAATACGGGTGACTTACAATACACAGCCGCTACGGGTTCCTATGACTTCTCTGAGTGCAAGGCAGGTGACCTAGGGCTGATCCGCTTTGACTTTAACATTATTCCACAGTTTGCTAACACGACCCTTGAGGTGGCTCTTATCTGGCAGACACGGACTGCTAATGGTACTCCTACCTTTACTTTCCCGCTAACTACTCAGCCTATCTTCTTTGGTGAAGGTACAGTGGGAACACCTTATCTTAATCGACCAATTATCTCGGCTTACTTTGCATCCAACGAGGACGTCAACGCTGTAGCTCTTCCAGCTATTCGCGCAAACAATCAGATACAGGTCGCTCCCCTTACAACCCTTGTAACAATTCAACGATAATATGGCTATTAGAGTAATACGTAATGACGCAGGAAACTGTGTAAACTTTCTTGGAAGCTCCAACCCTGTCTACTGGAACGCCTGTTTAACGGCTGTTGTTGATAGCACCTACAGTGACCGCATTAACGTTATCAATGATGTTCGCACGGTTATTGAAGGTGAAGATGTATATGAGTTCTTCCAAGTTCCCTATACTGACTTCTCTCAGGCTGACGGGACAGCTTTCTCTTCGGCTACTGAGGCATCCACCTACATCACAGCTCAATGCAACACAGCAGGTAACACTGGATCTTTCGTTCTTTCTGCTACGGACACTCTTAATTTTAGCATTGATAACACCAGCACTACCATCCTTCTTGGTAACGGTGACTCCTATGCTGTTAATTCAATCCAAGCAGTAGCAAACGATGATGACCATATTAACATCGTTAAGCACACGTCTGGGAACGTCCTATATAAAGACCTACGGGTGACTGGAGCTCAGATTGCTGGCGAACCAGTTACGGAAAACCTAGCGACAGCCGTGAATGAGCTTAATAGTCTGTTTACGAACACCGCTTCGGCTTCTGGAACGTCTCCAGCGATCACATCTAACACAACTATCAATCTGACTGCTGGGGAGACCTTGAACTACGAGCTTGTAGCGACCAACGGGGTAGCCTACGAGTGGTCAGGGCTTCCTAGTGGAGTTACAACCGTGGATGGAAACGTCAGAAAGCTTATTGGTGGTTCATCGTTAGACATTGGTTCCTATAGCATCACGGCTAAGGCGATTAACTACTTTGGTGAGGACACTCAGACGCTTACTTTGGTTGTAGCTGCTCCCCCTTATTCTAATACCAAGAGCGTGGAGTTTGAGAACCAAGACTACCTCGGAGCTAATGCAGCTCTCCTTGATGGTGTTCTGGGACGTAACGGCAACGGTGCTGGTAGTAGTGACGCTTGGACATTTCACATGTGGTACAAGCCTGACAACTTTAGTAGCGGTCAAGTTCTCTTCTACTTTGGGGACTCGGACGTAATTAACGGCGGTCACATCGAGCTTCGCACGACGACTTCAGGTAAACTTCGGTTCAGCTACGGATCTAGTAACAACTACATTCGTCGTACAACTACTAATCAGGCATTCACTGCTGGTAACTGGTACAACATCATAATCACTTACAACGGTGGAACTACTGGTGCTTCCTCTGCTGATGTGTCTGACTACTACAGTCGATTTAACATCTACATCAACGGCACAGCCCCAAGCCTCGTAAACGCTCACGGTAACTACGGGTGGTCTGGTCAGATTGACGGCGAGAACCTCCGTGTAGGACGCTATGCAAGTGGTAACTACATCAATGGTGGACGTGTAGACGAAGTGGCGGTTTGGGACTCCAATCAGAACTCCAATGTGTCCGACATCTACAACAGTGGGACTACTCACGACCTATCTCAGTTAACCACATCGCCTACTCATTGGTGGCGCATGGGAGACGGAGACACCTATTCAACAATTCAAGACAACGTGGGAAGTGCTCACTTTGTTATGTATAACATGACGGCTGCGAATATCGTCACAGACGCCCCTTAATATTATGGCTAGAGATTACAAAAAAGAATACGAGAGCTACCACAAGCAACCAGAACAACGTCGCAGGAATGACTCTAGGAAAGCCGCAAGGCGTCTAATGGTCAAGAAACATGGTAAGGCTAAGCTAAGGAATATGGACATCGATCACAAAGATCGCAATCCTAAGAACAACTCGTCGAGCAACCTTCGGATTCAGTCAAAGAAGACTAATCGAGGTAACAATAAGTAACCTATGGAAGTACCTCCACAACTAAAGGACTTTAAGAACTTCCTGTATCTCGCATGGAAGCAACTGAACTTGCCTGATCCTACAGCCCTACAGTATGACATAGCTCAGTATATGCAGCATGGGGACAAGCGTGCGATCATTCAGGCGTTCCGTGGCGCAGGGAAGAGCTGGATCTGTTCGGCATACGTCGTTCACCAGCTCCTCATGGATCAGTCGTTGAACATCCTTGTTGTGTCGGCTTCTAAGACACGCTCGGATGACTTCTCGGTGTTTTGTATGCGTCTCATTAACGAGATGCCTATCTTGCAACACTTGCGACCCAAGGACTCTCAGCGTCAATCGAAGATCTCCTTTGATGTTGGGGGGGCTCCCGCTTCACACGCTCCTTCGGTTAAGTCACTGGGTATCACTTCACAGCTCACTGGTAGCCGTGCTGATATTATCATTGCGGATGACATCGAGGTTCCTAATAATGCAGCGACGATGGTTATGCGTGAAAAGCTTAGCGAACAGGTAAAAGAATTTGATAGTATTTTAAAACCTGATGATACGTCTAAAGTTATCTTTTTGGGAACACCTCAGACCTTCGATAGTATTTATACGAAACTCCAAGAGCGAGGTTACAATAGCCGTATTTGGCCAGCAACGCATATTACGCAGTCTCATAATGAAAAGATATATGATGGTAACGTAGCTAACATATGTGTTGATCCAGAGATGGAGGGTAGATCTACGGAACCTCTACGGTTCTCTGACGTAGACTTAGCAGAACGAAAGATCTCTTATGGATCTGCGGGTTTCACAATGCAGTTTCTTTTGGACTCCAAACTATCTGACGTCGAGAAGTTTCCTCTGAAGATTTCCGACCTGATTGTAACAAGTATCGACAACGAGGTGACTCCCGAACGGTATGTTTGGGCTCGTGACCCCGATAGGGAATGGGACTCTAGTGTTCCCAATGTAGCCTTTGCTGGTGAGCGGTATTACCGACCTTTTAAGACACTAGGAGATATGGTTCCGTACACTGGTAGTGTCCTTGCAATTGACCCTGCTGGTCGTGGTAAAGATGAGACTGGTTATGCGGTTTGTAAGATGCTTAACGGTACACTCTATGTGCCTGCCGCTGGTGGTCTGTCTGGAGGTTACTCTGAGGACACCCTAGTGCAACTCGCGGAGCTCGCTAAGGAACACAAAGTCAATTACATCGTGACCGAAACCAACTTTGGTGACGGTATGTTCAACGAGCTTATTAAGCCTGTGCTGAATAGAATTTACCCTGTGAGTATTGAGGAAGTCCGACACAGCACCCAGAAGGAAAAACGCATCATTGATACCTTAGAGCCAGTCATGGCAGGTCACAGGCTTGTGGTTGATCCTGATGTCATCAAGGATGACTTCCAGACGATTCAGAAGTACCCCCATGAGAGTCAATTGAAGTACAGCCTCTTTTACCAAATGTCGAGGCTCACACGCGATAGAGGTGCTATTACGCACGACGATAGACTCGACGCTCTTAGTATCGCTGTAGCCTATTGGACGGAACAGATGGCACAGGATGCTGAGGTCAAGATGACTGAGCGTAAGGTAGAATTACTTGATGCGGAATTACAGAAGTTTCAGGACTCGTACTTCAAGAATAAGACAGGAGGAGCTGGCAGTTTAACTTGGTAACACCTCCTTATAGTAACAAATAATTAGAAATCCTTCAGTTTTTTCTTAACTACTTGATAATCAACAAGATAACTAGAAGAGGTGGTATTGTCGCCCGTTAAGGAAGAAATGAATAAGGGAGGTGTTCTCAAAAATAAATGAGAATGAGGATTAATAACCTTGACAGGTAGTGGGAACAAACCTTAAAATAGTCCCTACTAGGAAACACTTAGTGAACCTTTGAAAAAGAGTGTTTGTAAGTTGGCTGGTAATAAGTCCTCCCTTAAAGTGTTCTTATAATTTCATAAGAGTGTTCTTTAAAATAGGTAAAAGTGTTTGACAGGTATTAACTACCAACCAGTATTACCTATATGAAACACACACTACTAATTCTATACATCCTAATAACCTCAGGATCCCTAATACTCCTCAATAATTCCCTCAAGGAAACTCAGGATACACTCAAGACTTCCTTTGAAATCCTAAAGCATCACAATGACGTTCTAAAAGACCACCGAGAAGCTATTCTGATCGTTATTGATAAGCTCAACAAACTTTATATGTAATCATGGGTAAAGGACATCAACCAAGAAAAGGGCACAACCCAGCCAAGCAGCGTAAGAACTACGATAAGATTGACTGGAGTAAGCCCAAGGTAACTAAGTGTTCGTCAGAACTCACTAAGAAATCTAAATGACACCCTTCGAGTCCATACAAGCCCGCCTCGGGGAGCACTGTAGGAACTTTGTTATAATCATCCAACCTGATGACGCTAAGCATTCCTTCGAGTTGGTCTATAGCGACCCTTTTGCTACCATGGGGCTTCTCAAGGAGGCTTGTAAGCGTCACGCTGGTGTTATGAACCTTTACCAGAACCCTGAAGATGCCTTTGAGTGGGAAGAACTAGAAGAAGACGATGATGAGGAAGAGGTGTTCTAATATTTAACTTTTGTGTTGGTCACGACCAGTGGCCGTTTTGTGTGTAACGTGTGTGTGTGTGGAGGCCATCGTCTGGGAATGCTCGGAGGTGGCCTCCCTTTGTATGCCCCAATGTCCTCCTCTCCAGTCCCTATAGCGGCTGTGAAGGGGCTTGGGGCTTCTTTGGAGGGTAACACCCCTTGTGATCATCAAAACGCCTTGTAGAGCCTCTCAGAGGGGTTAATGAGGATTCTATGAGTGTTCGTTAGCGCTTCCTGTTGTTTTGGTAAAAAAATGTGACAGGTTATACGTATATGAGCGGCGCTGAGTTTCCCCCGCATCACCCCTGTTTTCGTGTGATTTGTCAGTGATTTGTCAATGCATAGGGGTATGCCCTTTGTTTTCCTAGCACGTCAAAGGATATATAATGACCTTTGCTAGTCTATTGAGTGTTATATCAGTGTATCATTATGCGTTGAGTCGTTTGTCCATTTGAGGCAAATGACGCGTTTTTGTGGTTCACTTATTGAACACCTATTGAACACCTAGTAACACTCATCGACACTCAATAACACCTAGCAACACTCAGTAACACTCATCGACACTCAGCGACACTCAGCGACATGTAGCAACACCTAGCAACACATTGTCTCTCTCTCTCTCTTATAATAACTTAGGCGGGTTTTTCCTAAGCGTCTCAAAAAAACTTTCAAGCTCTAAGCCAGTAAACAAGCGGCCTCCGAGACTTTCTTTAATTATTTAAAAGAAAAAGCTTGCACGCATGTATTTGTTTCTATTGATTTCTTTCCATCGAAAGCATGACGCCGCCGAAAAACACAAATCAAACTTACAATGAATACCACACAGAAAACACTCAATGCTCTCATTTACACCCTAGGCGTATTACTCGCGGGCTCCTTAGGCGCTTTGCTTATGTTCCTAGTCATTGACGTCTAATTCAATCAAACTTAATACAAATACACGTTAATTCAATCAAACTTAATACAACCACATTAAAAACATGAAAATTACAACAAACAATCACTACCGCGATCTTTTAACTGAATACGATCTAACATCAAAAGAGCTAGAATCATTCGACTACTTAGAAGACGGCGAGGGTTCATTCATTCGATACAGAGGCCGCGTATGGGAGCTTGGCGAATTCACCCGCACCGAAATAGAAGATTGGGACGGCATCAGTTCAGACACTTATTTCAGCGGTGCAGTTATTAAACTTTCTGAAGACGGCGAGACCGTAAAGGTCGGCTACGTTTACTCTTAATCAATAAAACACAAATAAAACCACAAATAAAACACATCATGAAACCTACAGCACAAGCAATCCGCGAAAGCCTAGCACTCGGCCCTTATTTCTTCTCTAAAGACACGCTCAAATTCTTCGGGCAAACCATGCGATCATTCCGTGTTGAATGGCACGACAAGGAAAAGGGCATTGTCCGCCTATTCGCTCCCATGAAAAGCGACGGCAAGCGCGTAGGCACTACTGAGCGCCTCATTGACGTTTCAGACCCCGCCAACTTTAAAGAAGTATAACCTATAACCAGCCCCGTAGTTTAACCGCTACGGGGTTTCGGGGTGCAAGGGTAACACTTACTACTTGCAACACATTAAAACGCCTTTAAGGGGCAATAAAACGAAACTAAATACATATCATGAAAACATATATTACAGCCACATTTGAAAATGGTGACACTATAAAAACTGAAATTAAGGCAACGCCGCGTGAAGCCACCGCTTACTATTACGGGAAGGTTTTTAACCTTGGCGCCGAAGAGGATAATTTGCAAAGATGCGTATCTGTTATCACTTCACCTGAACCAAGTAGCAATTGCACCTTTGAGGATTCTTTAAACCAATCTAAAGACGCCGCGGGTAAACTAGCGCGTGTTTAAATCAAGCAAACCGCCGCACATAAACCACACATAACAAGTTTGCGGATCTTTCAAACCGCCTTTAAAACATCATGAATATTACAATTATTATTGCTAAATGGCCTAAAGATTTTAAGGGCTCAGAATACACCTTGCACTTCTCGCCTAATTCACATGAAAGAAATATATTGTTTTCCTTAGATGAGTTAGCAGATCCATGCGCTTGCACTTATAAAGTGTTACGTAAAACAGATTTAGATGAAACTTTTATTGATCACGATGACAGCAACTCAGAGTACTCTTTTGAGTCACGCTTAAAAGAAATTTACTTCATGTCAGATGCGCCCGAAAAATCCTTTGCGTGACAAGTAAACCGCCACACAATAACCACACAATAAATACTATGGACAAACAAACCGCCGCACATAAACGCTTCCAAGCGTACTATCTAGACTACCTTCTCAACTATCAAAGCATCGGTAGCTATGCCGCCTCTCACGGGCTCACTTATGAAACCGCCAAGTATCGCATTGAGACAGGCGAACGGGTGCACTTGTCACAAACTGTGACCACCTTGTGACACACTGGCCGCCACAGGGCTTGCTTTCTTTTAGATAAACAAACCGCCACACATAAACCGCCATGAAAGACATCACCGAACGCCTAAACCTAGCACGTATGCTTATACGGAACGCCATTGGTTCCCATCAAGGGACACCTGAAACCGCCGCAAGGTACGCTATAAGACAGCTAGACCTACCAAGCGACGTTGAACAATCACTCATTCAATACGCAACACAAACCGCCAACAAATAACACACATATGACACCACTACACGCACGACCTAAAGCTTACCGCAACCTCCACAACGCCCGCCGCGTATCAAACCGCGGGGGCAAATCAGAAGCTACACTCGATAGAGAATATAATAAAGAAACAGCCAAGCTTATTGACGAAGGCTGGAAAGCTTTCTGGGAGAAGCGCGGGTTAAGCAAACCGCCCTACGTATCAGACAGACAGATAGGTGTCTTCGATACGTTATAACATCACATGAGGCAGTATGTCGCAAAATGATACCTTCTGTTGCACTTGATGCACGTGCCTAGAAAGATAGGTTAGCTCAAACATATTCAAAGAATCGAAGATTTGAATATCTAAAGGGAGGATTCACAAAACGCATTTATGCAATAATGTACTACCCAAACAGACACACACACGAAAGAATAGAAGATGAGTATAAGAAAGAGTGGGAAAAACGACAACAAGTTCATGGCTGACTTCATGGTCAAAGGCGTAAGATACCGCCGCCAATGGCCTACCTATGAGGAAGCAGCCGCGTGGGAGTCAGAGCTAAAAAAGAGAATACGCCTAGGGATACCCTACACGGAACTCTTGGAAGGCACAGGTGACTTCATCACATTAGGCGAGCTAGCCGACAAGACGATGATACGTTATTGGGAGGGAACCGCCAACGAAAGCACCATGCGTTCCAACGTAAAGATTGTTCTTGATCACTATGGACAAGGCTATGACGTCTCTCAGCTAGACGTTGCGGCAGTGGACACCCTCATCTTTGCCCTAGAGAAGAAGGGGCTGGCAAAGGCTACTATAAACCGCCGCCTATCTTGCCTGTCTAAGATCCTCACCTTCGGGGTAGACCGTGGGTTCCTTACACACAAGCCTAAGATAGAACAGAAGAAGCTCTCCAACACTCGCATGAGGTTCCTTACAGAAGAAGAAGAGTATGAGATCGTGGACGCGCTCGAAGCCTCTGGAAGGGATGACTTCGCGAGGTTCTTTGAATGGCAAATTGATACAGGTATGCGACCTATAGAGGCTCGTCATATACCGCAAACCGCCGTGAGAGAAGATCCTGAGCACGGCTGGTTGGTTGATCTGAGCAAGACCAAGAACAACTATCCGCGCACCATCTGGCTCACCGAGAGGGCTTACAAGGCTTACCTTGCTTTATCGGATGAACAGTTCCCATTTGCTAGGTTCACCGAAGCTAAGATAGCGAGCACTTGGAAGTTCATACGGGAAGCACTTAACGAAACCGCCGACAAGGACTTTGTGTTCTATCTTACAAGGCATACCTGCGCGTCGAGATTAGTGCAGCGTAACGTGCCTCTCCAAATCGTCAAAGAGTGGATGGGTCACCGTAACTTTGAGATGACCTTGAGGTACGCTAAGCTTACTCCCACTAATATGCTTGACGCAAGGAACGCCCTTCAACAATCTCACATACACTAAGCACTGCTTCGATTATTCCCTACAGCCGTAGCTAGACTACAACGCTAGGGGATACACTAACCAACAACGTGTCCTCATTTAATTACATCTGAGGACACATAAACTCACGCACTCAAAGTTAAACAAGGGTTGATTTCGGGGGCGGGCAACTAAGCACTATGAAAAAACTAAGTGACACACTAACGGAACTAGGGATTGCATTCAGCTTCCCTATCGAGATTATGGAAGCCAATGACAGAGTGACCTACTTCGAGGACTGTGATGGCTTCTGTCGTAAGTATGAGTATGATACCAATGGTGAACAGACCTACTATGAGGACAGCGATGGCTATTGGTGTAAGTATGAATACGACGCCAATGGTCGTCCAACTTACTACGAGGACAGCAAGGGCGTAAAGAAAGGAACACCTAAGTCATCTAAGACCTGCGAAGGTAAGGTAATCGAGGTTGACGGAATTAAATACAAACTAAAAGCACTATGAAAACAATACCAATAAAAGTAAGCATCAAGTCAGCTAGTCTCGACTGGAATCCAATCTTCAATAGCGTCCAAGTCGGCGTCGATGATGAAGCCTCTGGTTCTTTCCTAATCATATACGGAAACGACTCTCAAAACGACAGTGCTAAAATCTCCCTCGACTGGGACGAATGGGACGACCTTGTAAAAGTTGTTCGTAAGTATCGTAACGAATGGGAGTGGAAATAGAACACTATGAAACCACTAAGCGACACACTAACAGAACTAGGGATTGATTGTGCGTTCCCTATCGAGATTATGGAAGCCAATGACAGAGTCACCTACTTCGAGGACTGTGACGACTACTGGGAGAGGTACGAGCGTGATGTCAAGGGGCGGCCAACTTACCACGAAGACAGTAATGGCTTCTGGCAGAAGTGGAAGCGTAATGCAGATGGTGACGTTCTTTATTATGAGGACAGCACAGGCGTAAAGAAAGGCATACCTGAATCATTAACCAAACCACTAACCGAATCGAAGGAGCGTTGTGCCTTCTGCGATAAGCCCGATGTGTACCTCAAGGGTCTCTGCCCTGTGTGTTTCGAGGATCACTACGGGAATTAGGTGACAAATCGCTGACAAAGTTTGTCAAAATAGCTAAAACAAAGGAAAGTGCGAGGTGACAATTAAAAGAAATTATCGTTGCAAATCAATACGTTGACATAGCTTCAAAAAAAGTTAAGATATTGCTCATGGGATAGTAAATGTCTTTATTGTCACCTCTAGCCGTAACCCTATTGAAATATAAGCATTTTTAAACAAACACTTATCCGTTTTGTTCCTAAGTATTTATTTGCTTAGGTGACAAATCACTGACAAATAAATTGACTATGGACACGCAGCTCACCCAAGACGAACTCAACACTGACATGACCACCGTAGGCGTGGGACGCTACCGTAATAAGGTAGAGGGAGCACGTGCTCGTGGTATGGAGAGTGAGACATCTTATGGTCAGCGTTTAATACGTGGTGCGTTACCTTCATATATCAAGGCTATTGATGACGTAAAAACAAAGTGGCGTGGATTTAAGAACAATGCACGGTGGCAACTAGACCTCCTAGAGATGCCCTCCGAGAAGATTGGGTTCCTTGTTATCCGTACTGTTTTAGACCAGCTTACACAGAACTCTAAGATGACCGCTATGTGTACCAAGGTGGGCAACGTCATCGACTACCAGCGTCGCTCCGAGCACCTCGTACGCAACAACCCTAAGGGTGAAGGGATTGTTCTAGGGGCTACCCGTAAGAGTGGCTGGCAAGCTACCAAGAACCACATCCGTCTAAGTACCAAGCACGAGGTAGAAAAAGGGCTCATGGAAGAGATCCCGTCTTGGACACGTAGAGACATAGCAGCAACAGGACTTAACCTTGTAGAACTCCTTCGGGATGTCACAGGGATTATTGAGTACAGGTTCATTACTGATACAGGCAGACGCAACCCTACAAGGTACGTCACAGCCTCCCCAGAGACTCTCAAGTGGATTGATGAGTTCAACTACCACAAGGAAATCATAAGCCCCTTCTGGCTACCTACAGTGGATACACCGATGGAGTGGAAGAACGTATGGGAAGGTGGCTACAAGACAGAAGAGACAGACCTCCCAAAGCTTCCATTCATCAAGTCAACCAACATGGACTTCCTCCGAGGCATCGAAGGTAAGATTGAAGAGCCTATGGAGGCTTGTAACCTTATCCAGCAGACACCTTGGAAGATTAACGAAGAAGTCCTGAAGACAATGCAGTGGGCTTGGAAGAACTCCGTAAAGGTCGGTGGGCTTCCTAGTCGTGACGATGAGGTGATGCCTGACATCCCTGACGACTTCCACGAAAACAAACTAAGTAACCTCCAGTGGCGTACGATGGCCTCAGGTGTTCACAAGCGTAACATGAGCACACGCTCAAGACGCCTGTTGGTAGCCAAGGTGCTTTACCTAGCAGAGAAGCTTACAGATAGTCGGTTCTTCTATCCATCTCACTGCGACTTCCGAGGTCGTGTATATAACATCCCTGCCTTCCTAGGTATCCAAGGCCCTGATATGTGCCGTGGGTTGCTTCGGTTTGCTAGACCTCAACGTATTAAGACAGCAACAGACCGCAAGTGGTTAGCTATTCAAGGTGCTAACACTTGGGGCTACGATAAAGTCACACTCGACAAACGTGCTGAGTGGGCTGAGAACTTTTCCAAGGACGCTATCCGTATCGCAGCTAACCCTACCAAGGAGCTACTATGGACAGAAGCGGGTGACCCTTGGCAATTCCTTGCGTGGTGCTTTGAATGGGCAACGCTACAGAACACGGGTAAGCTAGATACCTTCCTCCCAGTGAATATGGATGCCACCAATAACGGACTCCAGATTCTTTCTATGCTTACCCGTGACCCCTACGGGATGACTGCTACGAATGTGTTACCTACAGACACACCAGCGGACATCTACGGGGTGGTCGCAAAACAAGCGGAGGTTATCCTTAAAGCACAAGCAGAGACTGGTGATGCTATCTCTAATGCTTGGGTCAACTTTGGTATCGACCGTAAGACAACCAAGAGACCCGTTATGTGTTACTCGTATGGTCTTACCGAATACAGTAATCGCTTGTATATCTCTGACTGGTATGAAGACCAGATACACGGTGAGGGACGCACCAGACCCTTTGATGAGAAGGAGAAGTACCTTGCCATTCACGTGCTTGCTAAAGCCGTCTGGAAGGGTATCGAGAGTGTCCTAGAGAAGCCTAAGGAATGTATGAAGTGGTTCCAAGATTGTGCCGCTATACTTACTGAGGCTGAACTACCTGTGTCTTGGGTTACTCCTAGTGGCTTCCCTGTTCACCAGCAGTATTTCAACTTCACGAGTAAGAACATCAAGACTTGGATTAGCGGAACAGCTACTCACATTCGTTTCCGTGAGAATGACGATAAGCTTTCCAAGGTACGCCAGCGTAACGGAGTGAGCCCTAACTTTGTTCACTCACTAGATGCTGCGGCTCTCCACAAGACAATCATCAAAGCCAACAAAGAGGAAGGAATCTATGACTTTGCATTTATCCACGACAGCTACGGAACACACGCTACAGGATGCGAAGCTTTAAGTAAAAGTTTGCGAGATGTGTTTATTTCTACCTTTAGTGTTGACCTCCTTCGGGATTGGAAACATCAATTAGAACAGCAATCGGGATTAGAACTTCCTGAGCCGCCAGAATATGGCACTGCTGACATCTCCCAAATTAAAAATAGCACGTATTTCTTCAGTTAGCACTCTGCTGGCTGATTAGTAAAACCACCGATAACAGGTAATAGTAAAACAAAATGAGTAAAGTAATAACAACACCAAAAGGTAAAGCAGTATGGCCACGCATCGACACACCAGACACCAAGTTTGATGAAGATGGCGTTTATAGCTGTAAGCTCCACGTAAGTGAAGGTGACTTCAAAGCTTTCGAGGCAATCGTAAAGCCGAAGCTTGATGCCGCTTACAAGGAAGAGTGCAGTCGCCAAGGTAAAGACAAGATCCGCATGGCTGCGTCGTCTCCTCTCCGTATTAACGATGAGGGTGACCACGAGATCTATGCGAAGCAGAAAGCTAAGGTACATACTAAGTCAAAGGGAACTCTTGAGTTCACCATTGCAGCAGTAGACAGCCAAGGTAAGAAGATCGACATGCCTAAGATTGGTAGCGGTTCTACCTTAAAGATGGCAGTTGAGATCAACACTTGGTTCGTTCCAAGTCAGGGCTTCGGATACACCCTGCGTCTCCGTGCAGTACAGGTACTCGACCTGATTGAGTACGGTGGTGGTGACAGCTCCTTCGGCTTTGGTGCTGAAGCAGACGGCTACGTAGGTAGCGGTGAATCCCTCAATGACGCATTCGAAGTAGCTGATGAAGCGGAAACGTCCAACGCGCCGTTCTAAGTTCCGTTCGAAGTTCGAAGAGACAGTAGCCTCCGCCTTAAATGCGGCGGGGGTTACCCACTCTTACGAGTCGATGAAACTGGATTACACGAAGGTCTGCAAATACACGCCAGACTTCGTTTTAGATAATGGAATCATACTGGAGGTAAAGGGCTATTGGATAGCGTCAGACCGAACCAAGCACCTACGAGTGAGGGAAGCACACCCCGACCTCGACATCCGCTTTGTATTCCAACGAGCATCAAACACACTAAGCAAAAAGAGCAAGACCACCTATGGGGACTGGTGCGACAAACACGGGTTCCTGTGGTGCGAGAAAAAGCTCCCACACGAATGGACGATTTAGAGGCAGTAGCCACACACCAACCTTGCCCCGACTGCGGAAGCAGCGATGCACTCACACACAACTCTGACGGAAGCACCAAGTGTTATTCCTGCGGTACATTCACACCGAACAGAGACAAAACAAACACACCAACACAACACACAAAAATGGAAAATGTATCACCCTTAGGATTCGTAAACGGACAGTTCATGGACATCGCCCCACGTGGCATCAACAAGGACACGTGCGTAAAATATGGTTATCAAATCGGAGAACTTAACGGTAAGCCTTGTCACGTTGCTAACTATCGAAACCTAGATGGCACACAGGTAGCTCAGAAGTATCGCTTTGCAGACAAGAGCTTTCACTGTAACGGCTCTCCTAATTATTTCTTTGGTCAGAACTTGTGGCCCAATGGCGGTAAGAAGCTAGTCATCACTGAAGGTGAGATTGATTGCCTTACCGTTAGCCAACTCCAAGGTAACAAGTGGCCAGTAGTATCACTTCCTAGTGGCGCTCAGTCAGCTAAGACAATCTTTAAGAAGCAACTCGAATGGCTCTCCTCGTGGCAGGAGGTCGTTGTTATGTTTGACGAAGACAAGGCAGGACGTGAAGCGGCTGAGAGCGTAGCCCACATCCTTCCTGCTGGCACCTGTAAGATCGCTCGGTTGTCTATGAAAGACCCGAACGAAATGCTTCTAGCTAACAAAGGAGAAGAAGTTATCCAAGCTTTCTGGAACGCTAAGGTATGGCGTCCCGATGACATTGTAGATGGTACTGAGTTGTATGACCGTCTTACTGTCCCCAAGGAAAACGATAGTATCCCCTATCCTTACTATGGACTTAACTCGCTCACTCACGGACTTCGTAAAGGTGAGATTGTTACCTTCTGTGCTGGCTCTGGCATTGGCAAGTCGGCTGTATGTAAAGAGATTGCACTCCACGTCCTCAAGACTACTGATCGTAAGCTTGGTTACATCGCCCTTGAGGAATCCATTGAGCGCACCGCTAACGGCATCATTGGTCTGGAGATGTCCAAGCCGTTACACCTAGAGCCCTTCGAGCCAGATGCTAAATACAACGAGGCTTACAAGAAGACAGTCGGCTCAGGTCGCTTCTACCTGTATGACCACTGGGGTTCCCTAGACAGTGACAACCTACTTGGACACATCCGCTACATGGCTAAGGCTATGGATGTAGACTACGTGGTTCTGGATCACCTCTCTATCATTGTATCTGGTATGGGTGATGGTGACGAGCGCCGCATGATCGACAACACAATGACCAAGCTACGTGCTCTTGTAGAAGAGACTAAGATTGGTGTTGTTCTTGTTAGCCACCTCAAGCGCCCTGAAGGAAAAGGACACGAGGAAGGCGCAGCGACATCCCTAGCACAACTCCGAGGCTCTGCTGCTATCGCTCAGTTGTCCGATATGTGCATTGGCTTAGAGCGCAACCAGCAAGACGTAGAGAACCGTAACAGGACAACCCTGCGTGTTCTTAAGAACCGTTTCAGCGGTGAGACAGGCGTAGCTTGTAACCTGCTTTATGACAAAGAGACCTGCCGTCTCTCAGAGGACACTAACCCTCTCTTCGAGGACACCGATGACGCCACAGCAGGCTTCGGACACTAATCACACCAACCAAAGGAGTATATGAGCAGATGGATACAAGACCAATCATGGAAGCGAGGTCAAGGCGTAGAAGCCATGTTCGCTAAACTGTTAAACGAAAAAGCTATTGAAGCACGAGCGGCTGACCTAAAGGAGCAGTTCTCTCATGTGGATTACGTCACTGACTTCGGTAAGATTGACGTGAAGGCTCGTAAGCGTGTTGCCCGTAAGGATGCCGACGTACAAGACGACCTTGTATGGCTGGAGTTCAAGAACGTCCAAGGTAAGATTGGATGGGTCTATGGAAAAGCCGACTGGATTGCCTTTGAGCGTCTCCTCGACTTCGTTTTAGTTAAGCGTGCTGACCTAGCCCTTATGGGTGAGAAGCTGTGTGATCTTGGAGATCGAGTGTCGGTAGGACGTGACGCTCTCTACAAGGGATACCAACGCAGAGGCCGCAAAGACCTCTTATCAATCGTGAAGATGTCAGATGTTCTCAAGTTGTATCATCAACTATGGACTAAAGACGTTGACAGTACCGAACACTAACCATTGATTTAGATACACACATGAAAACAATAGCTTACTTCGACATTGAAACCAACGGCATTACAGACTGGTCAACTCTATCTGACCTTAAAGATCTGCACTGCCTTGTAGTAATAGACCAGCATGGTACTTGGGCTTATCGTTCTAACACCATCCAAGAAGGACTGGCTCGTCTATCTGCTGCTGACCACATCGTGGGACACAACAGTATAGGCTTTGACGCTATCGCTCTTTGGAAGCTCTACGGCTACCGTCACGCTGGTGTGTTAGACTCAGCAGTGATTGCTCGTCTTATGTATCCTGACGTTCGTAGCGATGACTTCAAACGTAACGACTTCCCAAAACAACTCATTGGTTCCCACAGCTTAAAGGCTTGGGGTTATCGCATTGGTAACAACAAGAGCGACCACGGGGAAACCGAAGATTGGTCTACTTGGTCTCAAGAGATGGAAGACTATTGTGTTCAAGATGTGGAGGTCACTAAGTCTCTCTATGAGTTCTTTCTCAAGAAGGGATTAGGTGGCCTCCAACAAGCGTGTGACCTAGAGCACGCCTTTGCTAAAGCTATCCGCATCCAAGAGATGAACGGATTTCCTTTTGACGTTAAAGCAGCAGAAGAACTTACAGCTACCCTTATGGGTCGCCGTGCTGCTCTTGACGTAGAATTGCGTGAGTTATTCGCGCCTACTGAAGAAGTCACCAAGAGTAATTGGTGGCTCGCTCCTGACGGTACAAAGTCCCGCACCAAGAAAGCATTGGTCGAGAAGGGCTTTAAAGCTAAGGAGATAACCAAGGGTGAGTCTGTTGTTAAGACAATCCCGTTCAACCCCAACAGTCGCGATCAGATAGCTGAACGACTAATGGCTAATGGCTGGAAGCCTAGCTCCTACGAGGGCAAACGACCAGCAATCAACGAGGCGGTACTCAAGGACATCGGTACACCCCAATCCGAGAAACTCCTTGAGTACCTCCTCGTTACCAAGCGTCTCGGTCAGGTGGCTGAAGGTAAGCAAGCGTGGCTCAAGCTAGAGCGCAACGGACGTATCCACGGCTCTGTGAATACCAACGGAGCTGTCTCTGGTCGATGCACTCACAGGAATCCTAATGTGGCTCAAGTGCCGTCTACTCGTGCGCCTTATGGTGGCGAGTGTCGCTCTTGCTTCACTGCTCCAGAGGGCAAGGTGCTTGTAGGTGCTGATGCTAGTGGCTTAGAGTTGCGCTGCCTAGCTCACTACCTCCACAACTGGGACGACGGTACTTACACCAAGGAGATTCTCACTGGAGATATCCACACAGCAAATCGCATAGCAATGGGTTTGGAGACGCGCGACCAAGCAAAAACGGCGATATATTGCCTCATTTACGGCGGAGGGGATGCTCGCCTAGGTTCCATATCAAACGGCGGAGCTAAGGAAGGTAAACGTCTTAAAGCTTCATTCGTTAAAAAGGTTCCCGCCTATCGTCGCCTTACAGAAGCAGTATCAAATGCTTTGGAAATGAAGGGCATGCTACGAGGTATCGACGGACGCCCTTTGCCTTGTCGTAGTCCTCATTCAGCTTTGAACTTGTTACTTCAATCAGCGGGTGCCGTTGTGATGAAGCAAGCTCTAGTGGAATTTGTAAAGATGGCTAAGCTTCCTCACGAGATCCACGGGAACATCCACGATGAAATTCAGTTTAGCTGCAATCCAGAACACGCAGATGAGTTAGGCCGTACTTTCTGTAACGCTCTAAGCAAAGCGGGTCAGGTTCTCAACTTCAACTGTCCAATCGACGGTGAGTATTCTGTCGGTAAAAATTGGAACGATACCCACTGATTTATGTACGTTCCTTGCAACCCAACAAAGAAAGAGCAAACTGCTCATGCTTCTAAATATCCTCAGGGCTACTTCAAACCTAAAGAATGTAAGGGCTGTAGTAATACCTTCATACCTAAGGCTCCTTCCGAGCTTTATTGCTCCGATAAATGTAAAGATTCTGGTTACACGAGCGCTTATCTTCAACGTACCTACGGTATTACCGTTAATGATTATAAGGACATGCTCAAGGAACAGGACTCTAGCTGTAAGATTTGCGGCAAAGAGGGCTGGGTTATGACTACCAATCATAAAATGCGTTTAGTCGTTGACCACTGCCACACTACGGGCAAAGTTCGTGGTTTATTATGTCACAAATGTAATCAAGCTCTCGGTCTTTTTCAGGACTCAGTTAAAAATTTAACAACGGCTGCTTCCTATATAAAACAACACCAACACTAATACACACATGAAAGAAACAAAAAACAAACTCCTTCTAATTGACGGTGATATGCTACTCTACAAGGCTGCTTGTGCGGCTGAGCAAGAGATGCGCTGGGATGACAACACGTGGACACTTCAAACCAACATGGTGGAAGCTAAAGCTGAGGCAGACCGCAACATTGATACCATCAGTAAAGCACTCAAGAGTAAGAAGATTAAGGTCTTCTTCTCTCCTAGCCGTACGTTCCGCCACGATATGTGGCCAGCCTACAAAGCTAACAGAAAAGACAAGCGTAAGCCTCTAGGCATCGGTGAGCTCCGTGACTGGATGATGGAGGAGTATGACTCTGTTATGTATCCAAACATTGAGGCTGATGACGCTATCGGTATCTGGGCTACAGAAGACCCTGAGAACCGTGTTGCTGTCTCTGGAGACAAGGACTTCGGAACACTCCCGATCCACTGGTACAATCACCTAAAGGACACCTTGCGTATCATCACCAAGGAAGAGGCAGATCACTTCCACCTAGTACAATCCCTCATGGGAGACACTACGGATGGCTTTGGTGGTCTCAAAGGTTGTGGCCCTATGACAGCTAAGAAACTCCTAGAGAAGAATGGAGCCACTTGGCAGACTATTGTGGATGCCTACGAAGCCAAAGGGTTCACCGAGGATGACGCACTAATGACCGCTCGCCTAGCTCGTATTCTTCAGCACGGGGACTACGACTTTGACACCAACGAAGTAACCCTGTGGAAACCTACAAATGCTTAATTCAATTGACAAATTAGTACACGACATCGAACAAGCCAACATCAAACACAACGAAAACATGACTGAAGTAATTAAAACTGTTCTCCCCGACTCTGGGGCTCGCTCCGAGTTCACCACTGGTGCTGTCCGAGATGCCTCCGAAGGAAAGGGAAATCCCTCATTGATACCTGTAGATGCTCTTCGGGCTGTTGCTCGGCGGTTTGAAGACGGAGCCACCAAGTACGGACGCGATAACTGGAAGCAAGGTATCCCTCTTAGTCGCTACGTGGACTCCCTGTATCGTCACCTTTGGCAGCTTATGGAAGGCGATGAAACGGAAGACCACGCAGGAGCTATTATCTGGAACGCTATGTGCCTTACTCAGACTAAGAAATGGGTCGAGGATGGTAAGCTTCCAGACGAACTTAACGACCTATAGCGGTCTTGTCTCGCGCCCTATAATTATACTTACTCCCGTAATGATGGAAATAGACAATCAAGCAGAAATGCCACCTATTAACAAGGCGCTCCTAGATGCCCTAGAGAGTTCCTTTCCAGCACAGGATTTCCCTGCAACTGACAGTGTTCCTCAGCTTAACTTTCACTATGGACAACGCTCCGTGGTAAACTTCATTAAGCACCACTACCAACTTCAAACTGAAAATATAATCAACCCAAAGTAATATTATGTGTACATCAGCTCCCAAGATCCCAGATCCAGTACCTCCACCAGCACCTCCTCCACCTCCTACTAAGGTGGCTAAGAAGGTCGAAAACAAGGCGCTCAAGAAACGACAAAGTTCCAAGAAGAGCGGTACTTCTGCTCTTACCGTTCGTCGCTCTACAGTGAACACTGGTTCATCTGGTAGTGGTGCAAATATAAATTACTAATTTAAATAATACAAATATGGCAGACCGAACCCTCACGATTAACCACGCAGATGGAGGCAGTGAAACTTATATTCTAAAGACCGAGGATGTCTTGGGGGTTCGGAATATGTCGGTAGATGGAGAGACGGTCACAATTGATCGCACAGCTCCAGACCTTATCCGCACTATTATAGCAGACGGACAGACTATTACCATTGATACCACTAGGGAAGGTGTTCGCACTCTCACAGTGGATGGCACAGAGATCACCATTGATCGTTCTGAGGAGGTTAACCTTGAGAGCTTCCTTCAGGAGTTTACAGGTGCTTCCGCTGCTTACTCCCTTCGTGATCTAGCGGGATCTGGGAACACTACAGTAGTTCGTGTAAGGCGGGACAGTGACAACGCTGAGGCTGACTTTAAGGCTAAAGAGGTGTCCGATGGGACGCTGGTTGCTTGGGTAGGTGCTGGAAACGATGGCTGTGTGCCAATTTGGTATGACCAGTCAGGAAACGGCAATGATGCTTTTCAGCAGGTGTCTGGAAGTCAGCCTAAGATTGTTGATGCTGGTGTTCTTGTGACTAACGACGAAGGAAATCCAGCGATTCAAGGAGCAACTGGAAAATCTTTTGGCTTATCCCCTATAACGGGCCTAGAAGACGTAAGCATCTTTTTTGTAGGTTCAGTTCCTCCCTCACTTCAAGCTATTACGGGTTGGAACACTAACTTGTATATGGTTAGATTTGGTGCTTCCTATTGGGAGTTTGCGGCAAATCTAGCAGACCCAGGAAATATGGATTGGAATTCAGCTTTAACGTCAGGAGACACTGCTCTATTTAATTTTACAAGGTCTTCTGGAACCGTGACGGGATACGCAAACTCGGTAGCTTCAGATACGACTTCAAATGCAAACTCAAATCCCTTTGGTCTAAATCGCATTTTTACCAGAAGTGCCGTAAACTACAACGATTATCAAGGAAAAGCATCTGAGCTAATCATCTACAACTCCGACCAATCAGCCAACCGTGCAGCCATCGAGACTAACATTAACAATCAATACGACATTTACTAATGTACCTAATATACGAAACTGAACAGGACGCTATCGAACGTGCTGACGAAGAAGGCAAGTACAACAACTTCGCCTACTGGACGGAAGGCAAGGGGACACGCTGGTTGACTAAGCCAGTACCTACTGCTGACGGCAAGTGGGCATTGGATGTCTCCGAGTACGACTTGGATGACCTAGAAGAACTCTCTGTTGTTGACAGCTACCTAATCCCCGACACTATCGAAGATAACATTTAACTACCCTTTACCCCTTGCTCGTTCTGTAGAGAGCTCCTTAACCCCAATCGGTTAGATTTGCGCCCAACAGAAGGAAGCCCACCGTTCGAGCAAGGGTCTATTTTATAAAGACAATATATGAATACTGAAACAGCTCAAGCACTCTACTCCAAACTGGAAGGTAAGCGATACCAATACGTAGATCGTGCTCGCCAGTGTTCCAAACTCACCCTTCCCTACATTATGACTGAGGAAGGCTTCGGCGCACATAGCCGCCTAGAGACACCCTTTCAAGGCATTGGGGCTCGCGGAGTGAACAACCTCGCTTCTAAACTACTACTAGCACTCCTACCACCCAATGCCCCTTTCTTTCGTCTCAACGTAGACAACCACGGACTAGAGCAAGAAGGAGCTCCAGCAGAGTTAATCTCTGAGATCGAGAAGTCCCTCCAGCAAGTCGAAGAGTCCGTCATGGATGAGATTAGCCGCGAGACCTATCGCACTGCTCTCCATGAAGCCCTCAAGCACCTTATCATTTCTGGTAATGCACTTATCTACCTTCCTGAAGAGGGTGGTATGCGGGTGTTCCACCTAGATCGTTTCTGCGTAGAGCGTGACCCAATGGGCAACATTCTCTACATCTGCACCAAAGAACAGCTATCCTATATGTCCCTCTCACAA